AAATGTGAACCAGACAAGACGTCAAGATTCAGCTCGGTGGTTTTCACAGCAAACCACCATTTCGGTTGCCACGTAGTATCGTCGATGTCGGTAGTCTTAGTCTTAGCGCCAGGTTGACGCACAACTTCGACACCAGCATCAGACACATTCACGTACAAACGATCGCTCAACATACACGCAACGGTAGCTACGTCAAAACCATGTTCGAGGGTGTCCACGGTGTAAAGGGCGCGAACGTCCTTCCAACCAGCTTCAACGCCGTCCGTAATGAGATTGACCAGCATGTTAGCGCCGCCAGCGGTGTCAAAATTCGCCGCGCCGTACGCGGATTGAATCGCGTCCGCGATACGATCTTTCGTCGGGTGGATGCTGAATGCGTCACCCTTCAATAACGCGTCTTCGACTGCAAACACGGCCTGTGCGACAGGTTGAGTTTTCGCACTGCGATAGATGACAGAGGAAACCACTTTGCCTTTCACGTTACGGATCTTGCGCAAACCATACGTGCGCAGAACTTCTTGTTTTGACACCCAAGCGTAGCGTTCAGATGATTTCAGCGCCGCCAGGATGGTCGGAGCCCATTGACTCAACTTCCAGCCCTCACTCAAAGGAGTAAGGTTTGATGCAGGAGGAATGGCCAATGCGGAGCGCACGAACACCATATTTTGAGCGAGCTCAGCTACAACAGGGTGGTTACGCCAATCAGACGGCACTGAGCCCTCCAGTTTGCCGCCTGACAAAGTAGGATCCAAATGTGCACGAACGCCGCTGATAATGTCGTCCACGATAGATGACAAGTCATGGTACTCATACAAAGCGAGGCCTACTGGACGCAGAGTCTCGGCCAATAACTCGGCGAGCACACTAACGGTGTAGCGCGCGTTAACGTCAATTGCTGACGCTTTCGCGGTTTTCACCGCTTGCATAACTTGATACAGAGCCACATCGTGCTGGATGTGATTCGTGGTCACACGGCCAAAAGGATAACGCACGTGACGAGAGTACTTAATGTTACCTGATACCAGACCCAGGTCGATCAGAAGCGGCAGTACGAGCTCCATAATCACACCGCTGGTCTTAGCTTCGAACTGATCGCTAAGCACACGGTGAATGTCAGACTTATTCAGCAAACCGTCTTTTGGCTGGATAGTACGAGCAGAATTCGCTAAGCCAGGCAGCAGGTTTTTGAAGACTGTCGCAAATTGGCGCGTCACGAAAAAGTCCGCAACGTCGTCGCGTACGCTAGTGTCTGACAACGCTGCGGTGAGGTAACGCAAGCTAGGCTCACGACCCCACACCTCGAATGTAGCTGACAAACCCTCCCAACGATCGAGGATATCTGAATGGATCACGATATTCAGACGTTCTGTGTCACCAGGCGCTTGCTCGCCCGTATCGGCGCGCGCAAACGACGTAATCGCGTTTACGTTATCGTTAATAACCGTTTTCTCAACGCCTTCGTTCGTTGTTGCTTTATCTTTTCTTGCCATGATAATACCTTTCATTTAGTTAAGTAGACTGAATTAGTCGTTTTGGTCGTTGTCAAGAGTGAGTGAACGACGCATTGCTTGGTTCATCCCTGTTGCGGATATTTTCGCAACCAGGGGAACAGCGTCGGCCCACGCAGGCATTGGTTTAGAGCCTGACTCATCAATAAATTTGATGGAGATGTTGCCTTCTGCATCGTATTTCGCATCGATATAGCCATGCGAACGTGGCAACCCTTCACCTTGTCTGGCCCAGAATTCCCAGCGCGCTCCGTTCTGTACGATGGCCATCGTGGCGTTGGATTTGCTCGAGGACACCATCATATTTACGACATCAGGGTCGTCAACGGACGGGTTGATCGGCACATAAAGCGTTGCGCCAACTTCACATCCTAGTGTCGACCATGAAGATATTGACGTAAGTAGGTCACGGGATATACCTGACTTCATCAGACTTCCGCCACCGGACATCGCGTCCTTGACCGAGTCAAGCACGATGTCAGATGACGTAGCGAACGCTTGAGCAAGTCCAAACGCGGCATCCGCCTCGTTATCAGTGTAACCTGCGAGCGGTTCGCCCACTCGTACTACTGAATAGCTTTCGCGTTCCATAGCTGCAAGCTCATGGGCGAGAGGCGTTTTACCTGCGCCGCCGCCGGCCACAATGGCACACACTCCGCATGGAATGACGGTGCCGTTAATGATCTTGTTGGCCGGAGCAGCACCAACAGTGTACGCGGTAATCTTTGGGTGTACACCCGCGCGTACCTTATCACGTTGGACGTAAACCTCTTCGTCGCCGGCGTCGATGTCGCTTACCGCCTTCGGTTCATATAACTGACCGTTGGCGTCGACCGCGGCCACGTGTTTGCCGTATTTCACTGCTAGCGCGTAGTCGCCGTCATGCGACTGTAACGCACCGATAAAGCGCTCACGTTGCACGTCCGCTTGCACTGCGATATCTTTCATTGCTAACACGTGCGTGCGACGCGAGTCGCGCGTTTCTACTGTATGGGGATTGCGTATCATACTAGTGTTCCTTTGTAATATTTAGTTAGAAAACGTTCTACTACAGAGAGCGGTATCTTAGAGGTTGTCATTTCTAACACCTCAGGCGATATCTCTTCTGCCGTGAACTTGTAATGGATTTTGTTCGGATCTTCCAAAAATTCCCGGTCCTTGGTAGACAGTTGATCACCTCTAAGAGGTAATTCACTGTGCGCCTTGGTAACCATCGTCATGAAATCACCGTATATTGGAGCAAGCTTCTCACGATACAACTTCATGTGAAGATCCCACGCTCGCTGACCCTGCTCTGTGGCGACTAGATTGTTGATCCTGTCGATCACACCGATCGGCCAGAACGGCCGATGAACACCTCCGATGGAGCGTTCTGGAACCCAAATCTTTTCAAATGGGGTGTGCATCTTAGGTTGCGGATCGTAAACGGTGTCGGCTTGTTTAACGAGGAGTAGGCCTGAGAAGCCTTGACCCGTTTCGGGGCTCACGGAATACCTACCTTTCGATAGATCTTTCCTTAGCGCCTTGAAACGTTCGATATCCGAGCGCGTATAGGCCCAAACAATCTCGTCATCTCCGTTGTTAACCATGCCTATTTGGCCCTTACCCTCAAGGAACCATTTGCACTTACCGATCACGGGGTACATGTAGTCGATAATGGCGAGCGTGTCGATGACTTTATTCACCTTCGCCATCAACGATGTCAGAGCATGGCCCGAACGGTTGCCGGCAATCACCTGACTGGTCCAGTCACGTGGGTCGCCTACCCATACGCCCTTTTTGCCACCCAAATCGAGAGGCTTAGAGTAGTAGGGCGACGTGTACAGACGCCAAGACGCCTTCACTATCCGCTCATCGAACACATTCTTCATTAAGTCGTGAGGAATACGTATGTCATCGACCGACATACTACGATCGTACTCGGTTACGTCGGAGCAGAACACATACCTGCCATCGACTTCTGCTTTGATCTGCTCCTTCGTATTCACGTGGAACGTAGAAGGAAAACGATCAAACAAACTCTTCATTAAAGGCGTCGCCACCATCTGAAGAAAACAGTTGATAACCCACGGTCCAGCTTGTACGATACGAGCTCGTATGGCGCTGAAGTCGTCGTACTTAGTCCCATCGATTACAACGCTTTTATCGGCGGCTTCGGGTTTCCCTTTATTGCCACCGCTAAGCGCATACTCGAGATCGAAGACGGTTCGTTCTTTCCCCGGCTGGTCAACCTGTCCTCGCTTTTGGAGATACATCGCGTAACAAGTCTCGTAGTCGTTAGCTAGCGTTTCCCAGTCCTCACGTTCTACTGCGTCGAGCATACGCTCGAATCGAACTGGTTCTAGTAGCCACTCAACGAAAGCCAGTTTCCACTGCGTGTCTGCAGAAAATCTACGCATTCCTCCGGATGATAGCTTAGCGACGTTCACAGCACTAACTTTGGCGTACTGGAATACCAGAGCCCACACCTCTTCGGCTATTGCTTTCTGCTTTGAAGTGATTCCGGTCGTTAGGCCAAGTTCTTGCCGATAGTTAGCGTTATCCACAGGAACGTAGCTCATGGGGTTCATGAAGTATCCTGCGGGACAGCGTAACCGATCAAAGGTAGTGTGAATTCCGGTTTTGGTAAAACCGTCAGCGTCTACGTCCACTGGAAACTCCTTGTTGAGGAGTTCACTGAGGGCGCGCTGGAACTCAAGCACAGGCCGGTCGAACGAGTACATGCCTGGGAGAAGTGTAACCGAGTTTCTAGTGATCAAACTCGAAGCATGAGATGCGGGTCCGTTCGCAAATACTTTATTAAGAAAGTCAGACTGACCAACCTTAGGTAGTTTCCCATATCGCTGTAAGTATTCAGCCTCTGGAATCCGTCCCCATCTAGGAGGCGGAACCTTGTGTTCGTCGGAGCTGGAGGTACTGCGTTTGTAAGCCTCCGCTTGACTCTTCTTTTCTGCTTTAACTACGGCCGCGATATCCATTACTCCTCCAGTTTATCATCGGAACCGAGGGTGAAGTTCGAGAACTCTTTGACGGAACCGTCTGCGCGCGTGTATTGCGCCTTCTCGCGGTCGTGAACTGTCGCTTGAGCCGCTCGAAGCTGCTCATCTTGCTCGACCGAGAACTTGATGTCGGCCACTAGAGCATGATACGAGGCTTTCTCCAAATTCCAGCTATGCTTATCGAAGTCAGCGATGTACTCAGAGCCGGGCACGCCCTGCAAAACGACGAGGCGCAATCCGAACACGCGCGTGTTCGATGATAGAACGCCCAAGATGTCATAGGCATCGGGAGCGAACGTAAGCACGGCGCGTTCCGGCGCCTTCGCAACATCGTAGATCGAAGAGACGTTGAAATACGACAGGATGCCATCTTGAGGTTCTTCGACGGGGGCCGGAGCGACGAAGAAGGTTTTAACCTCCTTCTCTACTGTCTCTTCGACGGGTAAGTGTGATGCAATATCCATACTAATACTCCTTTGGTTAAGTAATTGTGTTTCTGTTCCGATGCGGGGATAAGTCGCAAGAACAGTGAAATGGTCGCTGGGCAAATTGCGAAGTACGCCCATCAACACACGAGCTTCGGTCGCCTGCACAGATACTTGTCCTCCCGGATGAAGGGCGGCGTGTACTTCGAGGTGGGCAATCACTCCCATTTCGTCGACTATCTGGTAAGACAGAGCTTTATTGTTATCTAAATGCAAATCTGAAACTCCTCAAGGAAACATGTTATCGTCAAAAACCACCTCGTCGCGATCAGTCATGCCTAGTGCTTTCGCAGTAGCGATGATGTTGATCACCTCTGGGTCTGTTGGCTTCAGTGACACGAATCCTCGTATCCGATGCAAACTATACCCGAGATAGAAGGCGGCTCGAACTAGTTCTAAACGGCTAGCACTCTGGTCTAAACCGAGGGCATGCCATGCTACAGTGCCAAGCTTTATCTTCATATAACTCCTAGTCAAACCAGTTGAGTTGAGAATATTCACTGACGAACACGTCTCCTTTTTCGGTGCTGATGTATAAACCATCGAGACCTGAAGGAAAGCGAACACCTTTGCAACGAAAGCCGAGCTGTCTCAGCCCGCCTATCATGCCTAGCCGAATAACGCCTGCGTCGGTGATAAGTGTGCGCGCGGCAATCTTCGCGGCGATGCGAACGGTACTGTGCTGCAGAAGGGCCGCAGCGGAGCCCGCGTATACGTTCGCGTTATCTTCTATTTCTAGAAGAGCTAACAGTAGTCCGCTTTGAATGATCTCATCGATCGCTTCACACGCTATGCCGTTGTCGCGGCCGGATTCGTCTAGAATAGAGCGAACCTCCGCCAAAACGTCTAACACACGTTGATCACCGCGAGCGATGACATGTGTGAGAAGGTCGGATGTCAGGGCATCAGCAGGGTTGCTGTATGTCCCGGTAGGGATCAGGTGTGCGTAACCACCAGCTTGAATCAGTGTTGCAAGTTTTTGTTGAAACATAATTTTCTCCATGAGTTAATTAATTCCGTTCGTAGTAGAGTTGTTCAGACCCTATCTTACCCTTTCAATAACTCCTCGCGATTAGGTCAGAGTTAAGGTTTTTCCGCTGCATCTCAGTCTGCTGTTCAGGCGCGCTGGTCCGCTAGATATCTAGATAGCTGTTTAGGCCCTTCGAAGTCCGTGCCGGCGGCGATTGGATGTTTAGTCCTCTCGGATAAAATTAAGGGGAC